TTATTGTGCGCTCCCAATCTTGTTCTTAAAGTACTCTGCACCATGCAGACGATACATAGAATTCACATCTTCACCCTCAGGCATTTGCACTACCACAAGGTTACCCAATTCACGAGAAAGAGACTTGCCAAAATCAGTGCCAGCATTATCCCCGTCAGCAAATAAGAATACTTTCTCAAAGTCTTGCAGGAGTTTGGTATAATGTTTCTTCCAGTTATTGACTCCTGGGACCCCCACCGAAGGTATACCACATACAGTATCGAGTGTGACCGTATCAATCTCACCTTCACAGATAGAAATAAATGAGGTCGCTCTAAAGAACGCACCAACATTGTAGAGATGCGTTGTCGCACCAGCCATTCCCATGTATTTCGGTTCTGATAAGTCCATCGAACGGAATCTAATGTCCACCACCCCTGAACGCGTAATATACGGAATCGCGAGCCGATTGATATAGGCTTCATGACCCGTTAACGGCTCTAAGACGACGCCCAAGCGTACGGCTGTCGCTTGCTCCATTGTTATTCCTCGACCTGCCAGATATTCCTCTGCCTCGAACAATGCGCTGTGGTAGTGCCTGGCCGCATTGGTTAAGGATTCCTTCTGCGATGCTGATTGCTTCACGAAAACTCACTCCCTCTTTGTCCATAATGATCTTGTAGCCACTGCCCTTGTACTGGCAACCGTGGCACTTAAAAAGATTGTCTTGCAGATTAACTGCTGCTGATGCGTGTGAATCATTATGAAACGGACACTTCATCTTAGCCCAACCATTTCTAGTTGGAACTGTAGCACCGTAGTGCTCTAATATCGCAGTGATGTTCGGGTTTTCATCATTCACTTGTCTAGTACCTTCCTTAAGAGTTCGACCCATACATGTACAGGCATAGTTGCGTACCAGTCTCCAGGATTCCCCTTGCCTTTCCTCTTGTGCACAACTACGCCTGTCCAAGCCTTATCGTTAGTCATCTCGACTATCAACTCTTCTGTCCAACCTGCTAAGTCCATCTTAGCGTGGTTCTTTATCTCAATAGTGACACCAGGAATGCCTGAGATGTCACCTTTATCAAGGGTCGCACCTGCTAAACGCCTGTCTACATACGGGAACCATTGCTTGAGGTATTTGACTACATCTCGCTCTGCTCCTGCACCTTTAGCCTTTGCTGCGCGACCACCCATGATTAGTACCAGCCGTTGCGATTATGAAAGGCCAAAGCCTTTGATGGACTGCCGTAACGGTGCTTGATGTACTTAAGGCCTAAGTCAATTTGCTTAAGCATCGGGGTATTCTCTGGCATTCTCAACATCTGAGGTATGCCATAAGCAGTTGAGTGTGGATTCTTAGCAGTGTAATCCCATCGGGACTCTTTGTTCCATAGTATAAACAATGCTTTCCACTCTCTATTACTTTGGTATTGCTCTAGGACTTTTCCTTTTGCAACCCACTTTGCCATTTTCTTCATCTCGGATATTGCAACTACACCAAAGATTGGTTTAGCGCAGTTCTCTCTGATTGCTATTTGTCTTTCCAAAAACATCGCACCCACAGCGTGAGGCAAAGTTCCCACAAAGACTACAGCAGCCATAATCCAAGCGTATGTTGTTAGTTTCATTTTTACTCCTCAATTGGGGCGGTTGCCTGTGTTCCACAGTCAGCACACTCCATATCTAGAAAATACATCCCAATAGTACCATCTTGATCGAATGATACCTTGAGATTCCAGATGAAACTTCCACAGATGCATACCGTGGTTGGCTCACCACGTATATCCATCGCCCTTGTGTAATCTGGTTTTAGGTCATTTATATCTTTAGTCATCGTCATCTTCCCACTCATCAGGGTCAACGTTTGGAAACGGATTGCCCCAGTCAGGGTGAGGTACGATAGGGTCGATGAAACTCATTTTAACCTTTCAGCGATGTCAGAAACATCCATGTATTCAGGGTTAAAGTTCAACCAAAAGGCAGTATTGCCTGTCGGGTCTGCCTTACCATAACGGTTCTTTACTGGTGCTACGGCGATAAAGCCAGGAGCATCAGAGCCAACAGTACAGATAAGTGCGGGCAACTGTGCAACCATACCCTGCAAAGCAGAGCGAGGTTGGCACGGTGTCCCCATGTAGGACTCCTTTGTATGGTGAAGTACTACAACAGCAGCGTTAGTATCTCTTGCGAGGTACTTGAGTTCTTTCAGAGTAGAGCGCATATTTGCAAACTCTTCTCCGCCATCGTTAGCGATATCCATAAGGTTATCAATAACGATAAGAGTAGGTGAACATCCCCATAGTTCTTCAAATGCAGCCACCTCCTGGTCTAAATCATCTAGTGTAGGACTAGAATCAAAAGACCAGAAGATGTGTTGTGCATGTTCATTTATTACTTTACGAGAAGTAGCAACCTCAGTCTCAAGTAGAATCTCTACATCAGATTGAGTCTTGCCAGTTATCATAGATAGCAGTCGCATAGCCATTGTGTGAGCATTGGTATCAGCACTAACGTACAGTGTTGGAACCTTTGCTCTTAATGCTAATGCAAGGGCAACAGAAGACTTGCCAGCACCAGGTGTACCAGCAATCATCGAGATTTCGGCACGCCGAAACACGACTTTGTTGAGTTCAAAGGTACGAAAGACAGTCGGTAGCGGTTCGCCACCTATGTCCTTAGTACCTACGGCGCGGGCAAGTGTTCTCATCTTTTAGAAAGATTCCCATTCTGCATCATTACGGCGGATAAAGACTGGCTGACACTGGTCTGGAGTTCCCTTTGGAGATGGGCACATATAGCCCTTCCATGGTCCCTTAGCACCCTGACCTTGTCGCTTTGTCATAATACCGTGGCTACAACGCTTGGCTTCTGGCCCTAGCGTACTGCCTGAAGTTTGTGTTGGATGTGCTGTGTGGTCTACTTGTGCATTAGGGTAAGCAGAACGAATGTTCTCTACTGCCTGTGATGCATTCTGTGGAGCACCTGATAGTGATTGCGCCATAACCTTGAGTAAGTCTTGTGACTCCTCAACGCCTACGGCTTGTTCTAGAGCCTCGCAGAATCCTGCGTAGGTCTCTGACGCTACAACGAAGATACGTCCGTCGTAGAGTTTGCTACTAACTTGGAAGTTACCAGTCATTTCTTTCTCCTCATTCGTGTTCGAGTTTGAACTCTATGCGTTGCTATTGACATACTTGCAGGAATCTTTTATACCACATCTACCACAATTGGATAGGTTAGGTAGGAAGATTGTTTCCTTGCGTGCCTTATCAAAGGTGTTGAGTATGTCTTCTACTCGTTCTGCGTGTAGGTTTGATAGGTTCCACAATGAAACATAACCAGTACGTGCATCCCAAAAGCCTGCCTTATCGACAGATATCCCTTGCTTCCCTAATGCCCACGCATAGACTGCGAGTTGCAAAGGATGCCTTTGGGATGACGCACCAGTCTTGATGTCGAGGAGCACCCGATTCCCCTCGAAGTCAACCATCACTCGGTCAATGGCCATCTTGACAGATGAGTCATCGATTTCAATTTCATATTCTTTTTCAACGAAGTCTTCATACACACTCCAGCCGTTCATACGAAACTTAGCCCAGTTCTCAAGCATCCAGCGACCTTCGCCATACCACCATGACATGTCTTCCTTCTTAGCAAACTGCCAAGTGTTCATGTCACCATTGATCTCTTCGTCTTCTTTTACTTGGGCAAACCAAGCATCATTCCAGACGGTATCAAGGTAGGCAGAGTCAAGAGTAATGTTGCCTGCGTTGTCATAGTTTTCGGTAGCCTTGTGCACTGCAGAGCCACCAGTAAACCATACTGCATGTGCCTCTTTAACGCCTTCGACTTTTTGCAAGTAATACTTCCAGCCACACTCTTGCCAAGTGGTTAGACTGGAATAGGAAATATGCTTAGGTAATTCGTTCATGGTCATACTGTATCACAGCCATGAGAAGCATATGGGTCGAATCCACAGAAGTAGCAATCCATTGAATCACCACATGTCTTGCAGACATGACGGAACTGTGATTCCTCACAGCAATAATGGAGTTGGTCGGATATGAAGTAGAACGTATTTTCATCTATAAATTTTGTCATACCGATACGGTACCACACGGGTTTCTTAAATGCTGTCTGAACCAGATTTTAAGAAACGCCCCCCTACCCCCCATAGTAAATTTACTATAGTGGTTCAGGGAGTTGGAATCAGACATATGTCGTCACCGTCATTTGAAGTTTCCGCCCCACGGTTGCCCGCACTTCTATGATACACTAAGTTCCTGACCTAGGAGGGTTGAATGGCTAGTTACGAATACAAGTGTGAGAACGATTCAGAGACCATCATCATTACCAGAGGTATGACCGATGATGAGATTATCCCCTACTGCGATGCCTGTAATGACCCCATGACTAGGGTCTACAACTCTGCCCCTGTCAAGTTCAATGCCAAGGGTTTCTACTCAACTGGCGGATGATAACAGAAGTAAATTGATCTTGAGTTGAGGCGATAAGTACCCTCGACCTATACATTATGACCTGGGAGCCGTGAAAGTGGCGCAACTCGCCATCTTTCCGCCCTGTTTGGGGCATTGTAGAGCCCACTAAAACAAGAAAAAACCCCTCTACCCTAGTATTTCTACTAAGGTGAGGGGTAATCTCGTCTCTATGGGGCTGCTAGGGGCCTAAATGGCCTACTTAGAGCCTCGACCAAACTGAGTTGCTGATGGGTCAATGTACTTAAGAAGTGGTCCGAGGAACCCTGCAAGGGCTGCTGTACCAAGAGTCTTAATATCTGTCTGACCTGCTAGGTAGAGTGCAATAGCAGCAGATGCTGCAGCACGGAACCAAGTTAAACTAACTTGCTTAAATGTTTCTGACATATTTCCTCCTAGGATTTCTTAGGCAAAGGCTTAGGTAGTGATGCCTTTACTTTGTTTAGTATAGCGGGTTTTCCTAACCATGGGAACCAATTAGAAGTATCATTCCCACACTCATCCTTGATGGA